AAGGCTCTTGCCTATTCTCAGGATATTTACCATGTTCCATAACAATATTAGTAGTTACTTTTTTAGCACCTTGGCCTATCCATTTTTTAATCATTCTTTTCCAAGAATTAGTACAATTTAAATACCATTTTCTAGTACCTCTAACTGTACCAGAAGTCTTTGAGCCTGCTTTTGCTTTTTTACGTAAAGCAGTAACAGGTATAAAAGTTACATATACATGTATGTGTTCATCTATAGTACCTTTCTTCTGTAGTTGTACTGAAGTTACTTTCCAAGTTTTTGCTCTATTGCTTTTCTTTCCATGAGTTCTACCCCAATGTCTTGTTTCTTTAATTAAAGATTGCCAGTATTCATCAGCACTCTTTTTTGAAAAAGATTCAACATTTGGATTACTTGGATCCATATTATTAGCAGTTGCTTCTAATAAGTTACCATGCCAATATTGCTTATAAATTCTTAAATGCATTCTTTCAATAGCTGCAGCATTTCTTGATTTTAAATTTTTATTTAACTTTTTTAAAAACTTTGCTCTATCTTGTTTCATTACACTATTACTCTATACAAGTCAAGCACTCTTTTTATATGGTCTGGAAAATCAGTATTATTTCTAACACTTGAGGAACCTTGACTTTCTAAGGTTGCTCCTTGTATTGTTCTTCTTGACTTATGCTCATCTCGTAAGTAATATGTAATTAAATCCATTACGGCTAATTTAAGGTCAGAAGGTACAGCTGAATAGCCAGATCGATATGCTATTTGTACGGCTCCAAAACCTTTCTGATAGTTTTTTGTACCATTACCAACAATTCTTCTTACTGCGTCAAATGTATTATCAACATAGTAATCTTGATTCGCTGTTAAAGTAGTATAACTCTCAGTTGGGCTGCCGCGTTCTTTAACAGATGTCACGCTAATCAGTGGACTTTCACTTACTATTATAACTGAAGTGTCCTCTGTAACATTGAATGTCTCTGTTTTATCAGAACTGAAAAAATCAACAAAACTTGTTCCACAATATCTCTTTACTAATTCAGAGATTTGGGGAACTAAAATATTTAGGCGATCGTCGTCCTTAGCACCAGTTAGCCCTTCTGCGTCTTTATAATCTTGTACTGTTACTAAGTCTGCCATAATTCAAGTGTGGGTTTTAAGGTAAACCCACAAAACCATAATTAAGCTATTAACTAGCTTTGTAGTTTCTGATAACAACTGCGTCAGAACCGCCGATGATGTCATCAAATCCAAGTCTTTGTGAAGCCACAAGTACTCTTCTCTGATTAGCTACATCGTAGTCTGATTCAATTGTAACGCCTCTTAATCTAGGCATAACGAAGTTTCTAGCATATAAAGCTACAGCGTGAGTCTTATTAGCTGCTCTTGCTGCGAATTCATCACAGATTAATACTCTAGATCCGAAGACCTGACCAATCTCACCAGATAGCTTAGTTGCCATATCGCCAACGAGGTTAGCGTCTTGGAACTCAGCATCTTCTAGCAAGTTGTAGTATGCTTCTTGTGATACAATATATACGACTTCATTTGGATTTACACCATATTTGCCCATTGATTTTCTCATTTCTAATAACTCTGTTGCAGTAAGTTTATCAGCTGCGAAAGCTTCTGAACCTACGAGTACATTTGAAGCATCAGTAGCTTTGTGGACTAGTCCATCAAAAATACCTGATGTGTATGTACCTTGTGCATTGTTACCAAATAAGATAGCATTTTCCATACCTCTTGCATGAGCTCTAACCATTGATTCTCTGATTAATGGTAGAATTGGCATAATCGCGTCTTCTTCTGTTTCATTACCAATAAATGATTTTGAAATCAATTTCTTAACAGTCAATGTTTTTTCTGTTAAGTCGATACCGCCTCTATCACCAGTAGTTGCATAAGAGTCACCTCTTTCTGACAAGTTACCGTGTGGGGCTGCACCGTCGCCTGTACCAGCAGCTGATACGAATTCAGCGTATCCTGCATCTGGTAAGATTGGCATAATCATTGAAGCACTAGTCATTGCAACTTCTCTAAATAGAGGAGCTAAAACTAATTCATTTTGAATGTCTCTTTCAACATTAGTTGAAACAACTTGTTCGAAGTCTGCAGATGATACTGCAACACTTGAGTCAGCGTTTACTTTTTCTATGATACCTTGACCATAGTTTGTGCTTTCAATTGATTTCTGTCCAGTAATAACTGAAAGAACTTTTGCGTCCATGATTTCCTCTTTATGAGTTTCTTTCCAGTTAGAGTTTGTACCTCTATCTGAGAAGATTCGCTTGGACTCTCTCATCTTCATGATTTCATCTGATTTTTCAGATAAATCTTTTTGTAGTTCTGCAACTACTGATGAAAGATCTTCGTTCTTTTCTAACAGTCTTGACTCGACATCATTTACTAATTTCTCGGCACCGGATAATCCAGCTTCGATTATAGTTTTCTGTTCGTCCTGTTTTGCCTCTTGAACAGCCTTTGCTTCAGCCTCGACATCAGCAGCTTTTTGAAGTTCTGCGTCGTCTTTAGCTTTTTGCTCTGCTTGTTGCATAGCAATAGTAGTTGCAGTTTTCTTAGCAACTTCTTCAGCAAATGCCTTCAGATCAAATTCTGGACTCTGAGTGTCATTTGACATATCTTTCTCCATATTATCCGCATTTGCGGCACTTGGCTGCTCAGTTTTGTCAGTAATAACTGACTCCACAGAGTGAGCCTTGTTAAAATGCTGTTTAAACTCTTGGTACTCATCATCGCTGTCAAATGACTTTGATATTGAGAAAGTAGCAGTTTGATTAGCTGGTATGCTAACCACTGATACTTCAAGAAGTTCAGCACTTTTTATAAAAAATCCGTCAGTTTCTTTATTGTATTCAGCGTCCTTGACCTTGAAACCAACGGAAAAGGCTCCAAGGACACCGTCTTTAATTAGGTCTACTACATCTCCAGCAGACTTTGAAATTTTTGCTTCTATTTCAAGGCCGTTTTGAGTAACATCGCAATATTTTGCTCTACCAATCGGTCTATCATAGTTGTGATTAAAAAGAATAATTGGGTTATCCCCATAATTATCTAAACCACCTTGTTTCCATGCATTATGATCAATTACATCTCCAGTTCTATCTAGTGCACTAGTACTAGCTAGACCTTTAATATTAATTGAACCATCTTCAGCAACATCAGATTTCTGAAAAGTGTTAGTCATGTGAAATATCTTTTTCATATTACTTCTCCTCTACTTTCTTCTCTGCTACTGGTTTAGCTTTTACTTTAGGTGCAGGCTTGTGCATTTCTTCCCATTTTTCTGGAAAGTTAGACTTAATAAGTTGTGTAAGTCTTGACCAGCTGCCCCATGCTCTTTTTATAAGTATATAATTATAAGGTTTGTCGGAAGCTGCTTTGTATTCTATAATACTTAACATTTTGCCTTTTGATACCATATAATCAGCTACTTTTTCTAGTATTGCTTTTCTATTCATCGTTTTCCTCTGTTTGCTCAGGCGGTCTTCCACCTTCTTCGGGATTTGCTGCTGAACCTGCTATATTTGCAGGTACACGAGGTTCATCGAATCCCTCCATTCTTTCTAATCTTAATGCGTCCCTAGCCTCGTTAGGTGACATTATTCCTGTGTTCACAAGAGTTGCATAGTAGCCTGCTTGATCTCTTAGCTCTGGCTGTAAAGCAGGTATTCCTGATACATTTTCATTTGCTTCGAAACCGAAGTATCGTTCTAATGCATACTTAATTTTTCTAACTATAGGTAGTATTGTTTCTAAGTAATATAATCTATGATTAGGTCTTATGTTTGCATTGTTGCCACTATTTAAAAGGATAGGCGGTATGCCTAATGCTTCTAAAATTACTCTTTCACATTGTGTGATAGAGTCTTGAAAGTCCAACTCTTTAAAGTTTACATTTGTTAGTTTATCAACTTCCAAACCTCCATCTAAAATAAGTGGTCTTCTTCCACCGGAAACAGGATTATATCTAGCTGTCCATGCTTGTAACATTCTTTCTTTTATTTTCTCAGAAAGAGTGTTAGGACTTTTTAGTACTAATCCTGGCACTGCTCCATTTTTAAAGAAGTTATCCTGAAAATGTCTTAAGTTAGAAAGTAGATTCATTGTTCTAAATGCAGGCTTAAGTCTAGGTACTCCCCTGTAAATGGAGTGAAAACTGTTTTCTTTTATGTGTATGATTTCGTTTACCTGATAATCGATAGAGGAATCAAACTCATACTTTTCTACATATAGTTTGTCATCAGTATGAATTCTTACCTTTTCGGCTGGTAAGTGATATAGATGCATTCCATCAAAGTATATAAATATATTACCGTCTAGTAATAAATCTATGATAAGATTTCTTTTAAATGTACTAACATCTTGAAATGGATTAGGTTCGTAGTTTAGTATTAAATCTACTCGTGATTGTCTTATGTTCTTGATTATGGGCGTCATGCCAACTATTTTGCCATCAAACTCAAAAGGAATTTCAGCAACGTCATCAACTATCATGTTTACGCCACGATTTACTACTTCTAGTTTTTCATAAGCGTCTCGATAATTTTGAACTCTTTCACGAGATGCGATTTCTAATCCCTCATCTCTGGCGATAATATACTGCGCAGGATTGTGCTTTTCCTCTACGCTTTTATTTCCGCCTGTTATAAAATCATACCATGCCATATTTATTCCTTTGAATCTCTACCCATTTTTCTTGCTTTTGTGCTGTTATCAATTTTGGTTTCTTTCCATAAATCGAATGTAGTTTCAAATGATGTTTATGGCATATGGTAACAGCTTTGTTATAAATTTTATCGAAGTATTCTTCAATAAACTTCTCTCGAACTTCGAGAATTTGTTCTTCTGTTGTTATTTCCAGATTATGCTTTGTCATATACTCTTCAAACAACTCTGTCAATGAGTAAAAATGATGAAAGTCTAATCTAGTCTGAGAACCGCAGATGTAACATTTATCTGTTTTCTCGTACTTGGATTTTGCTTTATCCCTTATGTATTTTATTAGGTCTCTTTTTAATTCCACTTTATATTATCAATTATATCTATTTTTTAACCAAAAGTCAAGAGTTATTTTTGACATGCTAAAAAGTAGTCGCAGTCGTTTCAAAAGAATATAGAGCATACCTTATTGCATCGGCCATGTGAGACGCAGCATTGTGCTTAGGTTTCTCTTTCAGCAAATTAGGATTTGGATCCCACTGATACTGGTCAAGACACATTAACGCTTCGTTACATCTCTGGTCAACTAATAATAAGTCATTGTCTACTACTGTTGCCACTTTGCCAATTCCATCTAATACTGACTTTTTCGCATTAATAGTAGTAATGTCATAATTCTGTGCAAAATCAAATCTAGTTTGTTGAGCTGCAGAATCAATATAAATATAGTCAATATCCCACTTTTGTATTAACTGTCGTATTTGCACTGCATGCTGTTCGGTAGTTCTTTCTGCATCTAAGTATTCATCAACTAAGTAATACTTTTGTTCGTCCCAATCATATGCTATTACACAAAATGCTGTGGGGTCTTTATAACCGACATCAAGCCCTGCAAATACGTCCATTTTACTAGTGTCAAAAGCAGATAGATCTGCTACACAATCCTCATGGTTAAAGGCCCAGACTTGTCCTTCATAAATATTAAAGTCTGCTTCATACTCTTGGCTAAACTCAGCTTCTGACATACTGATTTTTGCTTCTTTAATGTCTTGTTCTGATAGTCTTGGATTCTCGTGATAGGTTGCTCTAAGTGATGCCCATTCTGGGTATTCTTCACTAAAGCCCCTATAATAAAAATCTGCAAACCAATTGTTTCTTCCACGAGGAGTTGATATAAATAATGCTTTTGAATTTGCTTTGTCTAGTGTAGGACGAAGAGCTACGTTAAAGGCATCTTTACCATTTACTAATGCTGCTTCGTCAAAAATAATTAAGTCGTAACTTCTACCGACCACTGAGTCAACTTGATTTACAGATCCCATTCTAACTGTTGACCCATTAGAAAGTTCAATAACTTTGTCTTTTGCATTATCCTTAACAACCTCTAAAGCGAAGTGTTTGATTAGATTTCTTTGTAAATCAAAAGAAATTTGGGATAATGAGTAGTTAGGTGACATTAATAATATATGAGAGCCAGGTACTAAAGAAACTAACTGGCCAATAATATTAGCAATATATGTTTTGCCTTGTCTACGAGAAACTGCCGCACATACAAATCTATATTTAGGATTATTAAGTGCATTTATGATAGCAGTTTGTGAAGAATTTGGTGTAATTCCTAGTAAGTCCATATAGCCTTCAATAGGTAGCTTGATAAATCTATCCTGTTCTTGAAAGTCCATCAAGTACTCTTTTACTATATCTTCTCTACTTAGTGTTAACATTAGTGAAGAATCTCGTCTTTAAAAAAGTTATCCTCATCTCCAGGTTTCAGTAATCCTTCTTCCTGGACTTTATGATATAGATAGCAGTACGCTGCAGCAATCTGTTTCATGCTTACTTCTCTAGGCGTAAGTTCTCTTCTCTCTTCTGTGCCTTCCATTCTTACTAATGTTTTAGTACTACTTAGTAGACATTCTTGAAGCCAGAGTTTTCTGCCATCTATCATATATTTTCTTGCCATATTATCTTTTAAATTTTGGTTTTGGTGGGTTTTTAGTTTTACCGAATCTAGGTCCGATTGCTTTTGGTGCTGCTGCATACCTAAAAGCTGTAAATCCGTTATGAAGTTTAGTATTAACTGGAACTCCAGCAGCTGCATTCATATCTCTCGTAACGCCTCTTTTGAGTACATGTTTACGAATTTTTTGAGTACCGTGCGTGCCTGTTGGTCCGCTTAGAAACTTTGCCATTGCATTCTCCTTTTAGCTTAGCGTTATAATACGCCTATTTAGTTTTTACTGCTTTTTGTTTAGCTGCTATCATTTTATCAGTGATATCAACTGTACCATCAAAGTTTTTATCTTTGAGAGTAATTATATTCCAAAGCATTTTTAAATATTTTATCATCTTTTTTTCCTTCTAGTTGTTGTTCTTTTCTTTCTGCGTCTACTTGCAAAGGTTTTAACATTAGTAGGTTTTCCACCTACTCCTTGCTTCTTTGCCCTCTTTCGTCTAACTGCTGATTTAATTTGTGCCTTACTCATTCTAGCTGCCTTTGATGCAGGGACGCACTTAGGATACCCTCCTTTTCCTGCTTTTCTTCTTCCACACGGAGAATATCCACCACCTTTCTTTGGTCTAGAAATGTCTACCCACTTCTCACCAAACCATTTGGTTAATCCTCCACTTCTTCTTACAGCCATTACTTACCAACCTTTCGCATAGCTAATTTATGCGCTTGACCAAAAGTTTTTCCTTCTTTCATAGCTCTCACCATAACTGTCATATGCTTTTTGGTATGGTGAGATCTATGTCTGCGGAGTGTAGCAATCTGTCTCTTAGTTAGTTTTTTAAGTTTTTTCTTTTTTCTAACCACGACGATATCTTCCCCCTTTTTTCTTGTACTCTCTTACAAGCCACGCATTTGCATATGCACTTGGGTATACCGCAAACTTTCTTTTTGCTGCTGCTTTAACTCTAGCATACAACTTTGAGTTTGTAGGTATGTTACGCTTTTTAGTACTCTTTCTTCTTTTCCTTCTAACGGCCATTACTTACCTCGTTGCCTTTTTAAGATTGCTCTTTGCAAAGCCATAGGTAGTTTCTTTTGTTTAGCGGTCAAACCTTTCTTTTTCTTCATTCCGCCTTTTTTCTTTTTACCGTTCTTCTTTTTCTTTTTACCTGTGTGATATGGCATTATATACTCCATTGCCCTAAAGGACACTCTGCCCGTTTGATTCTAGTTTTGATGGGCATAAAACATTTACAAACTTTACAAATATTTAGTGTGAAGTTTGGACATTTCTTGCAAACAGCAAGTCTATCCTTATAATTTTGTAACGAATTCTTTTGCGTCTTTGTTTGTGAGGAATACTCCAAGTCTGTTACCGTTAAGATCTTTAACATAATATCTTCCTCTCTTCTCTTCTATAAGAGCTTTATCAGGTTCTATTGTTGCCTCTACTTTTATTTCAGGCTCACCTGGTTTCATTTCTTTTGTTGTATATTCTTTCATAATTAGTGTATTGTTAATAGTGTTACTATCAAGCCTGCCATAAATATTATGACTCCGCCCGCTCCTGATAAGAAATAAGTATCTATTCGATTTAGTCTTTCTTCAATTTCATCAAAGCGATTAAATGCAGTCTTCCACCGCTCTGCAACGGCAGTCTCAAGTTTTGCTAAATCTATCCTTATCTTATTCATTTCGTCATCTGACATTTCGACTCCGTTTCCGCTGTGAGAATTTCACATAGATTATATTATACTAAAAGTGGCAACAGATGTCAAGTACTATTTTCGTATGGTATAGATTTTAACGGGCTCTGATTTACCTTTTACAGTTACTTCGTCTAGATATTCATACTCATAGTTATTGAGTAGACTATATTCAGATATAATTAAATCTGCATCGTACTCTTTACAACTTGATTCTAAACGCGCAGCAAGGTTGACAGAATCCCCAAGAACGCTATAGTCGAAGCGAGTGCTAGAACCAAAGTTTCCGACCACGCAGATTCCTGTATTGATTCCCGCTCCTGTATTAATTTGATCCAAGCCTTCTTCTCTGAGTCTTTCATTTAACTCTCCTAATGATTCTCGCATTTCGAGAACCGCCTTGGTTGCATTCTCCACCTGATTTTCATCGTCAAGTGGTGCACCCCAAAATGCCATTATACAATCTCCCATATACTTGTCAATTGTACCGCCATGTTTTAATATAATCTCTGTTTGATTGTCTAAAAATCTATTTATTAACTCAGTTAACCCTTGTGGATCTTTTTGATATTTTTCCGATATTGGTGTAAATCCTCGAATATCAGAAAATAAAAATGTTAGTCGTTTTGTCTCCCCACCCAATCTCAGCAATGTGGGGTCTTTTTGTAATTTTTTAACCAAGGCAGGACTAACATACGTCCCAAATTGTCGTTTTATTTCCATTTTCTCGAAGTAGGTCTTTATAAAATTCCTGAAACTTTCGATACTCCAGAATAAAATCGATATTAAAATAATGCCTGAAACGTCAAATAAGTAAGAAGATTGAAAAGCATACCAGGCTCCATATGCTGAACCTCCTACAACTAGTACTAAAGCGGGCAAGCTTAAATAAATTCTACTAGCTGTTAGTAATAAAACGAGCAAAGCTAAGACTGCAGCTCCTAGCTCCGCTCCTGCACTCCAATTTGGAATTGAAGGCGCTGTACCTGATACTAAATTATGCAATACATTTGCTTGTACCTCATGCGGGTATTTAGCTCCAGATGCAGTAGGAACTGGATTTACCACTCCCTCTGCTGTTACTCCAAATATAACAAAAGGTGCAGGAATTGGATCAGCCATATATTGTGCTGCAGTTTGTCTATAAAACTTTACATTCGTATTTATCCAAATAAATCCATTAGCATCGGTATTCATATTTGGATAGTTAGGAACTCGAATCCACTCTACACCTGTATCTCCAGTTTTAATTTGATAGCTTGGGTCGCCTACAGCGAGTCTAAGCATCTCTAGTGCAAAACTTGAGCATAATCACACCATATAACGACATGGAAAAGCTGGTAAACTGCTTCCAACCTTTTTCCCCTCACTTCCTACGACTACGGGCAGTCGCCTGACGACGCCGTCTAGCTCTGGTGAGGAGTTTACGATACCTTTGCCGTCTGCGCTTACCGATAAGATTGGTAGTTGTCGTAAAATTCCTGGATATGTTAATAGCCATTCTAATGGATCACCTCCTAATTGAGCAGTACCTACATGAGGGCCTAGCTCAGATGCTTGTGTTGATGCTGCGTAAGCTAACACTGTGGGTTTATTGGCTAATGCACTTGCTAAATACAAGTCATTTTCTTCGCCACGTAAATCTGGGTCAGGCATAAGAATAGTAAAACCTCCTATTCCAGGAGTTCTATCTATCATTTGTCCATATAGTTTTCTTGGAAGTGGATAACCTCCATATGCTTCAACGATCTCTTCGTCGATATCGACAATTAGAATATTGTCATTTTGAATTTCTGGTTGACTATTCATAATATAGTCGAATGTTTTTAGTTCTAGAATTTGTAGAGGGTACGGATTCCAGATAAAGAATCCGAGTACCACTCCAAAAGTAAGTAATCTTACCATTTAACTTTGTTTGCCCAATAAGCTGCAGACATTTTTCCTTTAGCTATGTTTCTTCTATGTCTTGCTTTGAATGAAGCTCTTTTCTTCTTCATTCTCATTGATTCACCTTTCTTTGGTTTACCGGCAGTTTTTGCTCCCTGCTGTCCAAATCGTATTGTCTTTATTTTGCTGCCTACTTTAGCAACTACAATATGAGACTTCTTAGGGTGTCCAGGTGTTCTTTTTGGTTTATTAAAACCTCTAACGCCTGCTCTTTTTAGTCTTGGATCTTTTTTTCTTGCCATTTTATTTCTCCTTCTTTCCTGTAGTTATTATCTTACTCATTGTCTATTATTATCCAAGTATTATTTATAACTACTAACGCACCAAGTGTATTAAAACTTTCTATTGTTTCAATATCTTCAAAAACATTCATTTTATATAGTAAATAATTAACTACTAATTTTTGAGCTATCAATCTTTCTAAAGAAGGATATTCTGGTAGTAAAGGATTTAGCTCTCTTCCATACCCTCCACGTATTGCTCTATTTGTAGTGTATACATCAAGTACATTCCAAGCAACCCATTCATGAATATGTGAGTTATCTGACATTTTAAAATGCATTGTTTGATTTTGATTGTATTGTTCTATGAGTAAAGCATCTGCTTTAATTTGTTCATAGTCCCAAGGTATATCAACCTCCAGATTGGCGGATTGTAATGACTGAGCCAGACCCAGAGTTAAGAATAATGTTATAAGCTTTTCCATCTTGTTCTATTATTATATTATAACTTGTAGTGCCATTTAAATCAAGTCTTACACTTTGGTTAACTTGCCTTAGTATGCTTACTACTTCCCCATCTGTAAATGTGGTAATTTGGGTTGTGGGGTCATTCCCAAATTGTGTACCTTGTAAATCTATAGGCGAAAAGCCATCTTGGGCTAACTCGTCCTCAGAGGATAGAGCATCTAGTTCTTCAATAACATCTAATAAATCCTCTAAAAAGTTTACGTCTAAGTATTCGATATCTAGCTCTGTGAATTCTAATTCATCTGTAGCTAAGTAATCTGTTTCTAACTCGTCGTAATCGAGGAAATCGATATCAAGAATATTGTTATCAGAGTCGTCAGTTCGAGCTTCTCCTGCAGTTTGTCTTTCTTCATCTTTCTTTGGTGGGCTCACTATGAGCATATTATCTATGAGGTCTAGTGTTAGATCCAGTATTACTGGTCTAGTAGGAATTGCTTCCCATACACTCGTAACAGTAGACTCATATGGTTTGTTTAAAATTACAGAACCCAAAGCAGTTGTTACGACAATCTCCCCTGAGCTTATACCAAATTCGTCTGGTAAAAGAATAACCAAACTTCTTCCTAATTCATCAACGGTAACAGTAAAATCTGTCCCACGAATTGCTATCTGAGAAGTTGGTGTTGATAGATTAATGTTTTGTTTATTAATACTACCTATCTTTCCAGTTATAAAACGAGCAGTCCCGCTGGCAAACTTAAGTGCCATTTCTGACTTGTTTGGGTCGGGATTAAAAACAACCTTATCAATAATAAGTTTGCTATGCTCTGTTAGTCTGACTTTGCTATCATCTAAAAACGATATTGCTAATCGGCCATTACCTGTGCGAACATCGTCCATTTGTTGTATGTCAAAGCCAACCTCAGCGGTATAGGTGTCATCTCGTAAGACAGCACCTATTCCACGAAGTTCTGTGATATCACCTATATTGTCAGCATGAAGTGGAGGTGCCACCATCATTTTGAACAATACAAATATTTGAATTAGATGTATCAGCTTCAATTTTCAACCAGTCTGCTGCAAGTGTAGAAGATTGAGTAATAGTCATTGTATTACTATCTCCGTCTAAATCTAAATAGAAATAAGCGGCATCGCTACTGCTTGCTCCGTATCCACTGCCTGTGAATGTAAGTGTATTAGAGTCTCCTAAAATGTCCATGTAATTTGTGGCGTATGCAGAATCTAAGTCTAGAGTGATTTCATTACTGTCACCAGTAAATAACCAGTCTAAGTCTAAATACGATACGTCATCATCTTGGCCTAAGTCGATATCTGCTGTGTTTGAAGAACCAGTAATGTCAAAATTTAAATTAACATAGTCTGCTCCGTTTAAACCATCAGTATCCATACTTATAGTCCATTCGTTAGAGTCACCAATAAAATCAAATGTTCCAGTGAAGTTATCACCTATTATTCCGTCAGTAAGAAATAAGTTGGAGGCTCCTATTTGATTTAAATCTAATGCCCAAGAGGTGCCATTTAATATTGCTGCTGTCATTGAACCTGTTGTTGCATTTAATCCACCAATTAAATTGCTGGAACCAAGTTGTTCAATATCTATTGCTGCATTGTCACCTGTTTGGTCAATATAGATTTCATTGTCTGCATAGAGACCGATTGATAAAAATAAGGCAAATAAAGCTCTCATTTTACTCTCCCATATAGTACTTCCAGTACCCTTTCTCTATTCCTTGTTTAATTAACGCTACTACTCCTGTTTCTACTGCTGCTTGTACAGCAATATATTTAGGTTCATTCATTGTGTTTCCACTTTCAAATTCAACGAGTTCAGTATCATTTGAATGAAATCTAAAATAGTCATTACTTAAACCTACGGATAGAATTGCTTTTGAAGTAAGGATCTCCAATAAGATTTCTCCTGTACTCACAGAAACTAATCTCATAGAAACGATTACCTTATCTTCACGATATTGTTTAGAAGTGCCAATGCCTAAGTTTCTAGCACCTACACCTCCAGTTAATAAGTTAGTATTGTAATCAACAATACCACCTTCGATAATAAGACCAGCAAACAGTAAAGGTTGCTGCTCTTTATCGTCTTCAAAACTTTGTCTTGTTTGTCTAATTAATTGTCTTTCTTTTGTTAAGTGGTCTAACCCTTTTCTTTCCACCACTTTGAAGAAGCCTGATTGTTTTAATGCACGAATTAAATATGCTTCTGGTGCTTGTGTGACCGCACTTGAGAAGTCTGCTATACCGTCTCTTGATTTTCTTTGACCAGTTAAGTCTTCAAACTTGTATACTGCAACAACAGGAACTCGTGCCGGTAATGGCACAGTAGTTATTGCTTTTGTTATCGGTTGCTCAATAATAGAATCACCAGAGAAACATTTTGCTTCTCCAACAATTGTGACTAAGTCTTTATAATCCCCTTGAGGATTAGTTAGACAGGGTGATGCGTATTTCCAGTGCGTTGCGCAACTAGAAACCAAAATCGCCGATAGGGATAGTAATAGTAGTTGTTTCACCTGTAGCTTCATTAAATATAGTTAGGGTGATTGATATACCATCTGATGTCCAAGTAATTAGATTATCAAATAATGTAAATGACCCTTCCGTTGCAGGATTCTCTCCAAATAGCTGGTCTACCAACTGTCTAGAAAGCTGTGCATAAATTCTACTCTCAAAGTTCTTTAAAAATCTAGCAAGAGTAGTATTATCTTCTTCTCTTTGCAAAGCTTCTTGCATTGCTTTTATTTCTAGTCTTAGTGCCTCTTTTCTTGAGAACTCTTGATTCTCAATAGTTAAGTAGTGACTTGATGTACCTATGCCACTAAAAGAGGGTGACTTGAATTCATGTTTAATTTCATCTGCAGAAAGTTCTGCTACAAATAAAACGCTAAGTAGTACAAAAATTGTGCCTAGTACAGCATTAGATACTCTATTATTTATTTTTCTTTCGTTCATTTTCTTTTAACTGTAAAACTGTGTCCAGTTTCTTTTGCAGTCGAATCATATCATTATCTAACATTCTTATCTGGTCAATTAACTGTAAGATTGTCATCTTCATGTCTTCGATTGCAGGGTCTATCTTTTCGGTTACTGTAGTCCAAACAAAGTATACAAAATATCCTAATCCAACCATTGCAACAACTGGAAAACCAAATTGTTGAATAGCATCAATCACGTCTTGCATCTATACTTCCTGATTCTACAAAATTTTCTGCTCTTGCTATTTTATCTAAGTCTGGTGTGAGTCCAAGAGCTGAACTTACACTCATGTCTATCTTAATCATATCATTGTTCATTGTTTTAATACGAGTAATTAGCATTTTTGAAATACCTTGTACTTCAGAAGTATCGCCTACTACATCGTCCATAATCTTTCTTATGATTAAAAAGATGAAACCTCCCATAAACAGTGCTGCTGCTATCGGTGCTCCTACTTGTCCTATTATATCAAATACTTCCATTATACCTCTATTGCGAATATTTTATCTTTATCTACCTTTTCTAAATCAAAGTTTATTGAAACTCCACAACCACAAGAAGACTGCTCTTTTGGGTTGATAAACTTAAATACTTCATTTAATCCTTCTACTTGAAAATCTAATGTCATTCCTACTAAGTATGGAACTGATATTTTATCTATTAGTATCCTAAAGACTCCATAATCCAATTCCACATCTTCTTCAGTAGCTGCATTATTAGTCCGATCAAATACATACTCAAAACCAGCACACCCCCCACCAGTAATACCCAAGCGGATACCAGTAAACTTCTCTCTTTCCTGTTTCTCCAAAATCTTGGTGATTGCTTCATCTGTAATCTCTATCATGGCATATTGTCGCCGTAGAACTCTCTACATTGCTCTTCAAAGTCTGAATCCCAGTATTCGTCTGTTTTCTTTTTATTTTTGTGAACTTGAGTTCTGCCGTGCTTTGGTGTCTTTTTTCGTGTGAATATCTTATCGTAGTTATCTCTGAACTGCTTTTCGTTTGTTGGTCTTCGTTTGCTTCCCTTTCCCATTTTCTACTAATCTCCAAACATTTTGTATTCTATTTTGTTTCATAAACTTATGAATATCATTTATTATCTTTGTCATGTTGCTTCTGCTCCCAGTTTTCAATTGCTTTCTTAATTGAATCTTCAGCTAAAACAGAACAGTGTAATTTTATTGGAGGCAATTGTAATGCCTCGGCTATGTCTTTATCTTTTATTAATTTGGCTTCTTCTATGCTAAGGCCTTTCAGCATTTCAACAAACATAGTAGAGGAAGCAATTGCGCTTCCACAACCATAGGTCTTAAACTTGATATCTGTAATAATATCGTTTTCATCTAGTTTAAGTTGTAACTTCATGACATCACCACATGCGGGTGCTCCTGTCATTCCTGTTGCTACATTTGGGTCTTTTGGATCAAACCGACCGACGCTAAACTGCTGCGGACTGTTCAAGACTCCGTAAAATCTTTCTGTGACTTCTTTACTATAGGCCATTATTTTTTCTCTTCTTTGAGAAGCTTGGACATAAGCTTCCCATAGTTCCCTGTGCCAAAGGCACCATCATTTATTTGTACATTAGTTTGATTTTTAATATTTGTAGCTTTTGCTTTTTCTAGTTCTGCTTGAGCTTTTAGTTCGTCCATTCTCATTTTGTGGGCCATTTGTAGTAAGTCTGCGAGGTCTTTGCTAGTATATATTTCCGACTCTTCGGCTTCTTCCATTTTCTTATCAATCAAAGTATCTAATGTGTCCGCAAGTTTAAATCTATTTCTATACCCTGTGTCTAGATATACAGTGTCAATATATTGTTTGACTTCTCTGCGATTTAATATTTCACTAACTTGCGCTTCTCCTAAACCCATTCTAAGGCTAACAGTCGGGATTGAGCCATGCTGCAAATATGCATTGGCTATCTCGAGACCCTCTGGGCTTATTTTTGTTGTTAAAGCTACACTTGACATATAAACATATTATACTAAAAATATAACCATTTGTCAAGAACTATTTATCCATATGTATCATTATGATACTATACGGCGCTTTTTTATAAGTGCAATTTTTTCCAAAGTTGTACGCGCGGGGGAGTCTGCGCGAGGGTGTCGGTGTAGGTCTGATAACCCCCCTTTATACAGTACTTTTGGCAAAAACTACTGTATGCTGTGTGACAATTGTGCAACTTTTCTGTGAACTCCCGTTAATACTGAATATCGAATATATAATATGGGTATCTCGGGCAAGGTGTCGGCACAACGGCACAATGAAGGTAGCTCCCTAAACGGCTACTGCTCATATCAAGGTTTTAGGGTGTGGCTACTGTCGGTCTAATCAACAAATTGATTACAGGCATTCTGAGAGCGTATACAAATACAATGCTCAACAAGGTTAAGAACACCACTTAAAATTTTCCTTAAATTAATTAGAGAGGTTTTATATGAAAACTACTAGAAAACGATACAAGATATATCAGCTTGTTGAAAAGGAATCATGGCTCGGCAATTATGAATTTTTTGCTTTGTATATGGTGACTACTTCAATACGCCAAAGAATGAGAACTGTATCGAGGTTGAATAAAAGGGGAATCAAGACAAATGTAATTGTCGAGATTCTAAGATAACTTACAAGGCTCTTAGACACTATCTAAGAGCCTTTTTTATATGGGGGATACTATGAATATAGAGAACTTAAAACAAACGATTAGACAGGCTCACACGCTATCTGATATGCAACTCAATTTAGAGCTAGATGCGATACTGTCCGTAATGGACTTTAATACTTCGGCTCTCTCGATGGAAGAGTGGAACTATCTGAGAGCAACTAGGTTGCTAATCGAAGAAATACTAAAGAACAGGGTATAAAAACTGTTCAGGCTTAGGCTCGTTGCCCAATACAAAAACGAGCCAATTTAACGAGGTAATATTATGGCTAATGCTAATAATAAAACGACTTCTGAATTGAAGAAAATGACTAGGACTGATTACGAGAAATTGGTTCGAGACACTTTTGGAGATGATGAAGGTATTGAGACACTTCTTCGCTCAGGCATGAAGGGTCTTAAAATGGTGCTTATCGGAATGGGTGTTGAACCTATAGTCGGTAAGAAGTGGGGTTAATGATATGGTTATGGTTCAAGACTATAGACATAAGCA